TATCCGCAAAATACCCTTCGATGCTGAATCCTTTAACACGACCCGTTTTAACATAGTCGTTCCAAATCTCATCGTTGGTAACCTTTAATGACCCCATCCAAGTTCCAATCGGATCGTTCATACCATAGATGGCCGACTTGTCTTTTTCCATGTCCTCTTTAATCCAAGATTCCACCATGCAAATACCTTGCAACGCCATGTCGTGTTCCAATGTGGCTTTGCCTTGGTTACCCTTCATCAAAAACATTTGCGATGCCCGTGATACGGTGTTCTTTGAAAAGTAGACATAAAACTCTTGCATCTCGCCATTCATCACTTGTTTGCGGTAAATGGGTTTGTCTGGAATTAATACGGGACCCATCAAGATGCGTTTTTCGGCATCCACCTGGGCAAACTTTATTTCGTGTGATTTCAATGCAATGAAATTGGATTCAATGGCGGGGGCTTCTACAATGCTAATAGCATCAATACCACTTGCCAATTGTTGGTCATCCAATATCAATTCAACGATTCTCATTAAAATATGCCCGTAGTTGACAAAGATTTTACTTTGGTCTTATAATCCGAAATAACTGATTTTAGCGTTGCCAATTCTTTTTCATAGTTTGGGTTAATTTCGGTTCCAAGTTCTTTAGCCGCAATTTTCATCTTGCTCACAATTGCTTCGAACTGCCCCGCAAACTTTTCTGTATTTGCAATATCGCTTAAAATTTGTTGTTTGTTTTTATACAACAAATTAACCGCTGCAAACGCTTGTTTTTTAATTGCGTTTACATCGTCAATCAATGCCATTTCCACTTTAATTGGCTGAACGGCACTTGATGCCATAAATTTATCAAATGATGTTTTCATATTTTTTAGAATCCTATATTTACATTTTTCAATTGTGCAATTGCCTTATCGGCACGGGCCAAATCTTTGTTGAATGTATCAACCCATCGTGTGAATGTGGCAATGGTCTTTTCGTCACCTAACATCTTTGCAGATTCCAAACCTTTTTTTGCCTTGGCTAATCCGTCACCATTAAACTTTTTTGATTTGTTCAAACGATCCATTGCATTGGAAATTTCTTTTTGAATAACCAACAATGTTCCACCTTCCATATTCGCGTTAACCAATTCATCCAACAACGCTAATTTAATACCTTGTAATTGCATACCTATAAAACTAATTATCCTGGGAATGTTGCATTTGTTTGTATCCGCCTATCCAACGCTTGTTGTGAACTCATGTCCGTTCCAACTGTGTATGCCTTGACGGGCTTTTGATTCTGTTGTGAAAATTGTCGTGCAAGTTGGGCGGATGGGTCTGCACTTCCTCCAATGATTGAAACGCTTGGCCCCATGCTTGGTGTTGACCCCGAATCGGATGCACCTGGTATGTCGGTTTCACCCATTTTACGGATGTTGGCCAATCCCGTTGCAATTACCGATGCCGCACCGATGTAACCCAATACACCACCTTGGGCAAGGGCTTTTGTTGCACCCGCATAGGTATCAATAATCGCTTGTGCAATCATCATTGATTTGCCCATTGCAGTGCTTTCTCCGACCAACGATGTAAGGGATGACAATGCCCCACTCACCGCACCAAAGATGGCTTCTTGGTTGGCAATCTTCATGTCCGCCGCTTCTTTGTCCTTTTGCGCTGCCCATGTTTCAAACTCGGTTGTTTTTACTTTTCTATCTGAATCATATTGGGCTTGGGCTTCGGTCTTGGCAATTAACGCGTCGTTATACGCGGCCGTTCCTTGATTGAGTTGTGATAATTGTTCGTCAAATTGTGCTTGGCGTTTTGCGTTTAACTCATCCAATTGGCGGATTTCCTCTTTGCGTAATTCCGCCTCCGCATCCTTAACCGCTTTGAATTGGTCAAACTCATTTTTAATTAATCCCGCTTTGTCAACCGCCGCTTGTTTGTCCGCTAAAATACTGGCATTGGTAATTTCTAATTGGTTGGCCTTGGATTCATTCATGGCCTTTTGCATATCCAAAACCTCCTTACCCAACGAAACTTGGTTAGTCAATGTTTCTGATACCAACCCCGCATACTTTGCCTCAACCCCCGTTAATTCTTGTTGTAATGCCAATATCTCATTTGTCCGTTCCTTATTTGCACCCAATATACTTTGTTGCATCTGAATGATGCCAATCCGTGCATTGATGTTTTCCTTTTCTTTTTTTGACCCCTCGTCCAATACCTTTTGCAATTCTAAGTTAGCCGCGATTCTGTCATCAATGGTTTTGGTTTCGTCATCACGGATTTGTCGTTGTTGCTCTGACATCAAATCATACTTTTCAACAATACCTTGATACAATGTTTGCAATCTTTGTATGTTGGCTTCCGCGGCCGCCAATACATCCTTGTTGTCAAATGCCCGTTTGGTTGCCTTTTTGATTGTATTAACTGCATTGGTTACACCTTGAACAACCGCATTGACAACTCCTTTAATATTTGCCATCTTTTTGGCGTTCGCTTCTGCCAATGCAATGTTTTGTTTGTTTAGGTCATCAATCTGTTTTCCTATCTTTTCCGCTTCCTCGGTATCTCCCGTAAACTCGTTCCACGATTTGCGTAATTCCAATACTGCAATTTTGGCGTTGTTCGCCCATTCGGTAAACTTGTTCAACACCTGGTCAATCATGTTTGTTTTGATCCACTCCGCACCATCCTTAAACGACTGCACCAAATCATCCCACCATTTTTGCGGGTCTTTGAATGCCTTGCCTAACCATGTAAATAACGGCTTTAAAACTTCAATAACGCCATTAATTGCACCTTGCATAACAACCATTGCTTGGTTCATCAAATCAACCACTTGTTGGTTCTCACTAAAAATATTCTTTAGTGAATCCAATATTCCCAATAACAATCCCAACCCTAATCCCGTTTTTACCGTACTACCAATGGCCGACAATGTTTTGCCAAACGACTTTACACCGCCTCCCGCCTTATTGAATATACCGCCCAATCCTTTGGCATTCTTTTCGAGTTTGTCAAGTGATTTTTCCGCACCTTTGGTGTCGGCATTAACCTTAAAATTTATTTCGTCCGCCATGATTTGAATGCTCTTTTATATTGTTTTGCTACTTGACCCAAACTCTGGGCATATTGTTTTTTACCTTTGGCAAGTTCCACCGTCTCCGATACCCCATACCATTCTTGGGCTTGTGCTAATTTTATGATGAGTAATATCATTTTTTAAGTATTAAGAAGTTTGCGTTGGTTACATAAATTGTGTGGCTTCCACCCGTTTGTGGCTTCCATGCCAATGTTACTTCATCCGTTGGCGAAAGGTCTAAAATCGTGCTAAAATTCACCACGCCATAATCCGTTGCAAGACCCCCGTAACCCGTTGTGGGAATCCCATTAACAAGAATTGCAAATGTGGAATGCTTGTTTCCCGATTGTTCCGCCTCCACCATCGCGGTGAACTTGTATTGACCGCCATCGGTACAAATGTATTTTGATGGTGCCAAGGTTGCCGTGATGTTTTGTACATACCCGATTGATACTTGACTGGTCATTGGAATGTTTAACCATATTGTTGAATCGGTTGCCAACGGACCACTCAATGTACTGCGATACATTGTGATTTGGTTAAATTGTACAATGGCTTGTAAACTCTGCATTTGTTGGGCGATGTCGCTGACACTATTTTGGTTGAATGTCGTGTCCTGGTTCGTGTCCAAATAATCCTGTGTTCCAAAACGATACGCGTTCATGATACCCTTTGCAACGGGGTAATCGTTCAAATATGATTTGCCGTTGACATTGACCACCACATCGGTGAACACGGGTTTTTGCCCCGTAGTTGTAAACGACATGATATCCACATCGGGGTATGTAATCAATTCAAGGTTTGCAATCTCGGTCAACATATCATACTTAACCGACTGCACTTTGTAGTAATTCCCACTTATCGCGATGGTGTCATTCAATGCGAAGTTCAACCATTCCCCCACGGGGATGATTCCCGTCATTTTAACCAACCTTGATTGCGTTGAATACATACGGGAAAGGTATTCGTTCCAATACATCAAATACATCGTGTTAACGGGTGCATCGCCCTTAATAGAATACTCCAACCCAAAGGCCATCGAATAACTTGATTGAACTGTGGGATAAGCGGAATACGATGTCATTAACGGGAAAAATGGTTGTTGAATTCCGTTAAAATAATATTGATCCGTAACGGCAAATTTACCGCCGTAATAAAACAAGGTCAAATCTTGTTGAACTGGTTTATCATCCTTATCCATAAACCTTGCAATGCTTAAATCCGTTGCCCTTACTCTTTGACCATTAGCATTAACCGCATCCAAAATTTGTGGACATATCACATTGAACGGGGTTTCCAATTCAAACGCATCCGTTGGGTAATCAATAACGGGGGCAAACGATACCGACCCGTATTCCCGTCGGTTGATGTTTCGGTAGTATTCATTCGCCAAACACTCCGATTCCTTGTGTGTCATTGACACGATGCTTGGAATGGGTAACTTGGTATGTTCAATGTCCTTTACATTTATAAATGGTGACCAATTTTTGGTTGGTCCCGCATTGTACCAATCTTGCAAATTGTGAATCTCAATCGTGTTTGCACTCGTTGGAATCAAAATGCAGTTAAAAGATTTTATCACGCCATTTACAAAATCTTTAATTTTCATTTGTGGCATGGCATCTTCAAAACGAACTGTGGTATCTGCAATACCTTGTGGCGCATCTAAACAATAAAGGTATACGGCCCCCGTTGAAACACTTGAAAATGTCAAATACCCAAATGATATTTCATCACCTGGTTTTAATCGTGGACTAAAGGTAAACAATCCACCCGCCGTTGTTGTCGTGTAGGCCTTGGTTGAAACTACTCGACCATTAAGCATATAAGCAAAATTAATTGAGTTATAAGCACCCCCGCCAAATGTCACATTGAATTCAGCACGAAACTCATAATTGCCCAAACGATTAGCGGTATAAATCCCCGTGGTGGCATTATAGTTCCCACTTGGGTTTAATGTAACAGTGTTGTAAATGATTTTATCATAATTTACCGTCCCGTATGTTCTTTGTGTGTATGTAAATGGACTTTTTGACGATGTCAATGTGCCTGGTTTGAAATACTCTGGGTCGTACAATGGCCCCGCCGTTTGCATTGGTAAAATATACGCATCATCCATTTCGGGTCTCGATAAAAACGAACCACTTAATGTGTATCCCGCTGCATCAAACACTTTGGTTAACATCGCGGTCAATCGGATTGAAGGTCGTAAATCATCAATCTCAACACCCCTTGAATCTCTGATGTTACCATTAACCCCTTTCATGGTGGAATACCTCCACCCCTGGTTGTAATCTGCAATTGGCCACAATACATCGCCACTTAATAACGCTTGATCCCATGACAATAAAATATTGGCATAACTAACAAAGTGATTGTATGACGACCAATCCACTTGGTTCAATAATGTTTCGCCCCAAATGTCTAATATCTTTTTGGTCGTTCCATAAAACACGACATTGTACAATTGCGGGATTCCGTCTTTGTACTTGCACCCAATAAACTCAATCCGACCCGTGTACACTGGCAAAGAATGAATTAATAATGTTGCATCCTTCCCAATGTTTGGATTCCACGCACCCAATACCACATTCTCATCAAACCAATCCGAAAAGATTTGGTTGTTGGTCTCGGATGCGGGTATCTGAAACGCCTGGGTGTAATCTGTCCAAATGGTGGATAAATCTTGTAGGTCTTTTAATTGGCGGTTTAATTCAACACTTTCGTCATTAAATAAATCCACGGGTATCCCCTCAATTTCCAAACTAAACCGAATGTTCATCGTACAATCTTGTTTATTTTAGGTTGGTTGTATTCCAATTGGATGGTGTATTGGATCAACTTTTCGTTTGTCCTTTTCTTGAACTCAAATGCGGTGTCGATAACCCTTGTTGATAACACATTATTCCCGCTTAGAATCAATACATTGGTTGAATAAAATATCTGTTCAACAATTGGTACATCCGCCTCGGGTATCCAATCCGTGTTTACTGTCATTACTTCCGTACTATTTTGCAAAAATGGTGTGGCAATCTGTACGCCGTAACTCCACGATTGTGCTAAATCCGCTTGTTTGAAAATTGGTTGGCTATATTTTTCGGATTCCACATTGTAAGTTCTGCGTGATACCCCGTTAAAAAGGTACGAATCATAAACCCCGTAACGATTGAGGAATAACACATCTTGTTGCCCGTACTTATTTTGGCAATCAAACACCACGGGCATAACCACATCATCCCCCGCTTTCACAAAAGTGATATTGGCGTTTGTACCCCATACTGCACCCGCCGTCATTAATTGCTTGATTTCAATTCCTTGAAACACCTGGTCGGATGTTGTGACCGCGTTTGGTGTCACCGTCGCACTTCCACAAGTAATGGATGTAATCACACTTGCATCATACCACAAATAAGCATTGGTGGTTTCACTTGTCACATAGACGGCCGTCTTATCCGTGAATACTGACTTTGAAACCCCAACATTGAATCCCTCCGCCGTATACGAATAACCCTTTGTGGCCAACGATAAATTGGAAGTGATAACTGCGGTTGACCCCGCTATCCAAATGCCTTGACACTTCACCGCTACGCGTTTTGCACCGCTTCCGATGTTTGGTTTGTATGTGCCATTCACCAAAAACTCGGTGGTAATGTACTGGGTTACAATTTTGTGAACATCAATCCACGCCCTTCCACCTCCATATTGGTCGGGTAATCTGTTAATTGTTACAATCGGTGTTGCGGGAATGGATGTCGTGCCACTCCACACATAAACTTTGAACTCATAACGGAATCCCGCATTTGCAAAATTGGTGGATTCAAACGCTTGGTAAATGATTGGGGAATTGGCCCCAACTATGGATGCGGGTTGTTGTGTAAATGTAAAACTCATCTTTTGAATAGTCCTTTTTGAATGTCTTGTTTCATCGCTTTGGTCAACGCTTTGTTGAACGATGGTAAAATTTGTTGTCTCGCTTGGTTTACAAATGGGAATGGTTCGATACCGAAATACTTTATTTTTCTATTCATCATAAACCGCATCCCTTCCTCGTTTGCCTTTGATTTGAATTTACCCGTTGACAAGTCGCGTGGTTGGATGCGTTTCATTTTTACCCAACTACGCATTGAATCAAGTGGAATCCCTTTGCCTGGCTTCCGACCCCTTTGCACATAATCGGCCGTCTTGTTCATACTGATACCCATATTCAATCCATTCGGATCGGGTTGGATGGATGCTACCAATTGACCACTGGCCACATAATTACCACGGAATGTTTTTTTGGTTGCTGACACCACTTGCCATCCACCGCCAACTTTTTTCCACTTGGCACGGATTGAAGTTCGTGGGCGTTTTATTTCCAACATATTCCGACAAGCAATTGCCCACTTCTTGGAATACTCCGCAACGATTTTTTCCGAACTCTTAAATGCAATCGCCATCAGTAACCCACGGGTTGATTAAGTCAATTGTAACTTGTATTTGATATCCCGCCAATACTGAATCCATCGTTTCCACAAATGGATTAAACACGATGGGGCGTTGGAATTGTATTTGGCTATAATTGTCTTGCTCTAACTTCCACAACCCCTTTGACATTTGCACATACATTTCTTGAAGGATGTGTGCATAGTTTTGATTCTCGGTGTACCCATATTTGTCGTAAACTGTGATTAGGTTTTTTTGTTCGTTCTCACCTTTCAAAAAGTTCACACGATCCGCAATCATGATGTTCATTTGGATGGATGCAATTTGGTCGGTAAGCGACACGGCTTGGATTGAGCAATGCATCAACGGGAATACCGTGAACGCTTTGAAGTCCAACTCCGTTAATGTGCCGTGGCTATAATTCCACCCCTCATCCGTGGCGATGTCTTTGAATACCTTAAATGCGGTTCCTATGTGGTTATTTATCATCGCTTGTAACTTTGCTTAATAATTTTTTGTTCCATTTCCGCAATGTCGCTTTCGTAAGCGGTCCAGTACAAAGCGGTGTGAATGGTTTTAGTATAGACATTTTCCAATTGTAGGAAATTTCGGTTAGCGAGTCGATAGACCATTCCAAACCATCCCCATTTTTTGGTAAGGCGGTTTTCATCTGCGGTGCCATCTCCACCTCCAAATACTTCTGGATAGAATTCAACAAGTCGATTCCTAAACTCCAAAAAAAAACCATGGCCCCAAATGCGGTGTTGCAATCTAAGTCCTTGAAACCCGTGACAAGGTTTGCCGAATAGGGTGCGATTTCATATCTTCCGTTCTGTCCGCTATGGGTAACGGGGCGATACAACACACTCATCACCTTCCACAAATCGTGCGTTTCCTTTGTGTATGTTTCAATGTCTATAAACTCACCCACCGACATATCATCCAAGTTTGGAATAAACCCGTATTCCACGCCATCCATTTTGAACCTAGGCGTAAATGTCGGTTGTTCGGTCAACATCAATGTGATGCGTTCCACGGCCTTTTGCAATACATCAAACGGCATGGCCATAACCTCGGTCATTGTCAACTCACAAAAAATTGATACCGCTTCCAATTGGCGTTGGGTATCTTCCATGTCATCTTTAAGACCTTGATACGCCAACATTTGATGCAACTTTACATCCTTAAGCGATGTGGGTACTAATATGGTTTTTGATTCAATCATTAATTATAAAACGATTGAAACGGGGTTTGTTGTTAACCCCCTAATCTACATTGCAGAAACACTCAAACGATGGGTCATCATCCCACAACCCAAGTTGCGATTGTGCCTTGTCTTTGATTTGTTGGTAACTGATTTCCTTCTTAAATGTGTTTCCCGATTCGGTTTCGTGTTTGATCCACCAATCAAATAATTCGGGTTTTTCTTTGGCGATAATTGACAACTTGCCTTTGCCTTTCAAAAAACACCCATCGCAATTTCCGTATGGTTCATTCACCATCAAATCAAATGCTTGTTGTTTCCACCAACTCAATACATCTGGCTTTGTTGTTTTCCACTTAACCAATGGCAATTCAACATCTAAATCAGTTGCGTTTATCTTTGCCCACCTTCTTGGTTCGTCATACCTTATCCCGTTAAAAGATGTGTATTGCTTTATCCCAAGTGATTTCAAATATCTTCGCAATGTCTCAATTTTTAATTCCATCGTGCAGAATCTGAATTGTTGATTAGGTATTCCAGATGGTCGTTGTTCCAATAATTGATTAAATGGTTCGCCTTGGCGTGATGCGGTTTCGTAGGTTACCACTTCAAAGGTTGCGGGTTTACGATACTCCAACCACACTATGTTTAGATTCCAACGCTTATCACACTCATTAATAAATTCAAGTGTTTGTGGCATCTCCTTTCCCGTATTCTGAAAAGTAACAATGTATTGGCCACCTTCATCAATTAAGCGTTTGGTCATATACGCGGATGTTCGGCCACCGCTAAAATTTATAATGTTCATAATACCTCGTTCAATAATACACACACTTTGGCGTATTGCCTTTGCACCTCCTTATCGGTGTGCAAAATGTTGCTAAACTCGTTTACCGAATTGATTGCCGTTGAATGGTCGCGATGGATAATCCGACCAATTTCTGCCCACGGCATCCCTAACCTTTTTCTGCAAATAAAGTTAAACATGTGACGGGCGTATAACGATGCCCGTTTCCGCGATGGGCAAAGTATTTCATCGGGGGTTAATTCTGATACTGTGCAAACCGCCCGTAATACTTCCTTCCAATGGTTGGGTGCATCGTTAAAATCAACCCGTGGGTTTATTATTTCACGCTTTAACGATTGGATTTTGCTTAGGGCTTCGCTTTGTATATGAACTAACAATAAGCGCAGTCGTTTAATTTCTTGTCTTTGGTTGTGTAATTGCTGGTGATGGCTTGTCATATCGTTTCTTGTATTGCTTTGAAAATTTGGTATGCCACTTGTGGGACTATCGCGTTCCCGTATGCTTTTATGGATTCGTTTCTCCATTTTGAAAAGGTAATTCCGTCCAATTCGGTGGGAAGCCCATCATCTCCGCCACAAATCGGGGATTGAGTTGGGAAGTTGTCCCAACTATTTGTCGAACTCGTTTGGTCATTGAATCTTGATTTTCCAAACCCGTTATCTTTTCCCCCTCCTGGGCTTGTGGTGTCGGTAACATTCCCATCGCTGCCATTTGTTTCAATGGATTCTGTAAGTTCACTCCCTTCGCTTTGTGTCGTTCTTGTGCTTTCTTGAATGTTTCTGGTTTCCTCGGTGTGTTGTAATCGCACGCTGTCGGTGTTGGAATCAAGCCCCTCACTTGTAGTGTCGCGTATAAATTGCTGTTCCCCTTCATTCCCGATTCCCGTATTGGTTTCGCCACCCCTTCCTTGCTTATGTGCAGCTGGTGATTGCTTTGACTTTCCCCGATTGCTGATGCTGTTGGTGTCGGTAGTAATCCCATAGATGCAAACCCCCTCAAATATCCCCTTTTCACATCGTGATTGTCCTTGTTGTTGGCATTGTTCGCATCGCAAGTATTCGGGGTTGGTAGCATTCCCATCACCGCGTAATGTTCCAAATACATTGCCCTCGTTTCCCCTCCGTATGTTTCCTTCCGTTTCATCGTTTGTTCCTCCGTCACTTCCCTCGGACTTGAATTTGGTGTTGGTAATAATCCCAAACTTGCTTTCCCACTCAACATTGATGCCGTTCCGTCCGACCTCCGTTGACCCTTCCAATCCCCTGCTATCGGTGTGGGAAGCGACGAACCATACTCTATCCCTTCCGTGTGGGGCATTGACCGCCGCCGCAGGTATAACCACGGCCTGGACTTCGTACCCCTCAAGTTCCAAGTCAGAATGCACCTCGTCGAATACCATCCCTCCATTCCAATTAAGCAACCCAAAAACATTTTCCCCCACGATGTACTTTGGTTTAATCTCCCGTATTGCTCGAAGCATCTGGGGCCACAAATGGCGTTCATCTTCTTTTCCTTTGCGTTGTCCTGCTTGGGAATAGGGTTGGCATGGGAATCCTCCTGTGAGAATGTCAATTTTGTTTGCATATTTTGTAAAGTCGGTTTTTGTAATGTCATCAAATGATTCTGCGTTCGGCCAATAATGGTGCAACACTTTTTTACCAAATTCGTTCCACTCGCAATGGAAAACATTTTCCCATCCCATCCATTCAGATGCTAAATCAAATCCTCCAATTCCCGAAAATAAACTACCGTGTTTCATCATTTGTCTTTTCAAAGATACAAATAAACACGAAATAAACAAAATTACCTAATATCGTAATTTCCGTAATTACTTTTTATCCCCAATGCCATCATTTCATGATAACGCCAACTATCGATTGCGTGATCCGTTCCAATGGGGTTGTTCATACTTCGCCCCTGGGCGTCGCTATCCCAACAATAATTCCGCAACTCCTTGATTAAATTAGTGGATGTGGATGTGATAAGGTACGATTGTGATTGCATTATCTGTATTCCATAGTTAATGGAATCCTTGCCCTTAGTCACTCCCTTGATTCTTATCCCGTATCTTTTAATTTCATCAATTGATTTGGGTTCGGCACTATCCGCATAAACGGGTACAAAGTTCGGCAATGCCTTGGCAATGTCTGAATTTAGCATTCCCGTGCGATATGCGACCTCATCGATGATTCTTTGACCATTGTATTCATAAACGGCAACGATGGCGGTAGGGTCGTTTGTATAACCAAAATCCACACCAACACCAAGCAACCTCGCATCCTCGGGAATGGTGTCAATGGTTTGCCAATTGCTGAATATAACACCTTGTAAGTTTCCGATTTGTCCTAACCCATATACTAAAAACCAGTTCCGCCAATAATTGCTTGTTTCACCCTTTACACGGGCTTTCTCAATCTCGTTTACAATCGCGGGGTCAAGTGCTTCATTGTCCTTGTAAGTCAATACAATCATTTCCGCATCGGGGTCACCAATCAATTCTGAATCAACCCAAAATTCACGCACTGGGTTATAGTCAAGGTAAATGAACTTTCTTGTACGAATGGAAAGTTGGTAATACGATTCCCAATCTATGTTGTTGCACTCGTTTACAAATAACACATCACGCCTTGCGCCCCTTAATTTTTGGGGTTGGTCGGCACTAAAAAATTCAATGTAACTATCGTTTGAGAATGTGTAAGTCAATGATGATTTGTTCCACTTGTTTGGGTCGTACATTCCCACCATGTCCATGATTTTTAGGAAGTCACGGATTGCGCCCCTTCGCAAATGCGGTATGGTTTCCGATACCACGCTAATTTCACACTTTGCGTTTTGCACCGCGTATGTGATAAGCATCGGAATGATACTGAATGTTTTTGATGAGGATGTTCCACCACGCACGATTCTAACCCGCTTCCGCAGGTTGGCAATTTTACTCTGGGCGGTCGTGGTTTGCAACATTACTTCACATCCAAATCAATGCCGTTAAAGATTGGTTTTTCCGTAGTAACATCAATTTGTTGGGTGGGCATACCGAATCCCGAATCCATCAATTGTTTGTACGCACCAACATCACCTTTCCTTGCCTTGTGTATCATTGCAAGTGTTATTAAATCTTCTTGGCTTAGTTTTTCCAATTCACCCGTGATGGGGTTCTTGGTGTCTTGCATTACCTCCAACCACTTCCGTGCGATGGTGCTTCGGTTCTTGCTTCCCTTGGGTCTGCCATTGGGGTTTGGGACTGTCCCCTTTTCAAATGGTGTTAAGTTTTGTTCGTTTGCCATAATTTCACTTTTGTTTCACAATAATTCGATTTGTTTTTTTACATTTTTCCAATATGTGTACACGGACATTGGGACAGTTGCCCCAAAGTCAAATGCGTTGCATTGAATTTCTTTAACTATCTCATCAACACAAATCAATGCACATTGGATTCCTTCGTTTCGTTGTTGCAATCCAACCACGGTGAATTTGTCAACCAACTCTTTGGCTTTGTCTTGTGGTGTCATAATCAATCAAAAGGTAAAATTGGAATCGGCATCCACATAAATGGTGTGGCAATTGGGCTATCATCGTGGGCCAAATACCATTGGTCCTCCATTATGTATCCAATCTGTTTAGTGTCAATTAATACCCATTCATTATCAATGGGGGTGGTTCGGTTGGTTTCTCTCCATGCTTTCATAATTCTAATAATTTCCAAACGGCTTGTTCGGGGGTTGATGCTATTTTTTGAAGTGCTTTTTTTACTTGCTTGTATTCATCGGGCGTGTACTCCAATGTTATTTTTTGGGTATCAATGGTTGGTTCTTCCTCCACCTCATCAATAACCTTTGGTAATTCCAATCCCCAATCTTCCAAATCGTCTGCGTTAAAATCGTTGGCAAGTGCATCCCAATCCCACGATCCGTAATTGGTGTTGTCGCGGATTAAAAATTCCCTTTGGCGTTCTGCACTCCAATCAACTTTTTGGCAAGGTACTGTTGTAAACCCAAGTTCTTTCATTGCCATAAATCTTTGGTTCCCTCCCAAAATCATATTGTCTTGGTTGATAATTAACGGGCGAACCATGGTCATATCTGGAAACTCCCGAATTGACTTGACCAATTGCTCAAACTTAAAATCGCGGATCGTCCTTGGATTTGACTCGTTGGGGTGTATCTCGTTTATGTTGTATGCTTCAATCATAATCTTAGTTTTTATTTCTGACATCTTCCCCGAATAGTTCATACAATTTACGGGTTTCTACCAATATAGAACGATTTTCTTTTGCTTTATGATACCAATTGTGGCATTCCATACAAAGATTAATCAAATTTCGTTCGTCATGTAGATGTGGGTGGTTTGGTTTTTCGCTGCGATACACAACATGGTGCATTTCAAATTGGTATGTTGATGTGGTTTCGCATCTTTCACAATAAATAAATCCATGTTCATTTTTCATTCGTTCCCTCATGCCATTACGAATCCTTAAAAATAGTCTTTGTCCTTCCTCGTTTCTTTGTGTGCTTCGTACATACATACCATTTCGATATCCTGGGTTGTTTTTGCCCATTCTTTTTGCGGTCGATTCCTCACTCCATCGTGATGAACGCTTTGACTTTTGATTTTCAACACGGCAATTGGCACTACAAAATTTATCCAAAGATGTGTATGGCTTAAACTCCACTTTGCAAACACCACAAATTTTTGTTGGTGGCTTCTTGCTTCGTTTATCGCCTTGATATTTCTCTTTGCATTTTTTTGAGCAACATTTATGCACACTTGTTTTTTGCACAAATTCGGTTTTACAAACTATACATTTCATAGTTCAAAGATACGCATAAGATGTTACACATCTACAACTTTTATATCAATCCCTTGCTTTCCGCAATCTGGGACTTCGCACTCGATCCAATCACTTTTGTCATACCCAAAGTAATCTAAATATATCTTTGTCCACGGCTTCATTTCGTATCGCTTGTAAATATAGTTCATTACATACCCTTGGACTAATGCCCATTGATATTCCCACTTGTTCCCATGTTTTGCCCATGTCTTCGCGTAAAATCATTATGGCGTATTGCTTTGCAAGTTTTTGGCGGCGAGTAACCACGGCCCCCATTTTGCTCGGTCTTGAAATTTCTGTCGGCATTTTATACACATATAAATTTGGTTGGGTTCAATGTTTGGCCCCGTTTCGTTTATCAGTTCTTTTGTTGATTCTTTGTGGTGGTCACAACAATCACAAAGGTTTCTCGTAAGTTTCATACACCTGGGTTAATTCGTTAATCATGTTTTGCCACGCCTTGGGGTTGCACGAACATGGTTTGTAAATTCTTTTGCTTCGGAATATGCGTGACCATATTTCCGCTATCTTGTTTGCTTCCATTGGGGCCAATGTCGTGTCGTTGACTGTCTTAAAATGTGTCCACCAATGGTATTCATCTTCCGTCATGCACAATGGTTGACGGGTTGGGAACATCTTGTTTAATTTGTGTTTACGGGCATCGCATCCACAATCTTCGCCCATCAAAAATTTGGTGGCAAGTTCAATCCCCGTTGCTTGTGTCACCTTCTGAATCATATCCCCCACCCCGATGGATGGTCGTGATTCGGTGTACTTCTTCCGTGTTTCGTTTTTCTTCTGCATAAATTTTATATTTTACCGTTGTTCTTTGTTTGATAAATTGTTTTGCGTTTTTGATTGAGTTAAAAACGCTATGGGTTGGAATGCCCGTCTTTTTTTCAATGTCTCGCATCGAATGTCCGTACACAAAATGCAACTCCAATAACATCTGGTCATAATCGCGTAGGTCGTCAATTGCTTTCTTTACTTCACCCATCAAGTCCATGTGGGCCATTTCAGCCATTTCGGGGCTTTCTACGGGGTTAAATTGGTCTTGGTGTGGTATTGTCTTGTTTTCTGCCCGTTTGATGTCTATAAACGCATTATGTAGCATTTTGAAAAGATAGATGGTATTGATTGTTCCGTTGTAATTGGCAAACCTATTTAGTGAACCCTCTTTGATTTGTATTTCCCCCAACTTCAAATACATCGTTTGTACCATATCATCGACCTCATCACGATTCGCACCCAAGTATTTGGCTATTTTAATCCATTCAATGTGGCGTTTGGCGATATCGTTAAGCGTTATCAAAGTAACTTTCTATTTGCACAATAAAATCCTCAAACGAATATACCAACGCATATTTGTAATTCATGGCCTCGACCATTAATTGCCATTTTTTTTGATGTTCGGATTGCTTATTCGGTTTAATTTTTAACTCAATGAATAACCCGTGGTGGGTTAGGTTGGGCATAAACAACACCAAATCCGAAACACCTGGGATAACCCCTTCCGCTTTTAACCTTTGGGCCGTTCGCAAATCGCGTGATCCACCATTGGGAACATGGATTAATAAATCCCCCATTTGGCGGTATTGCAGTCGAAACCACTTTACACATTGCACTTGCATACGGCTTTCAAGGTGTTTCATTCCGCGTCTAAGTATATTGATTTGGCTTTGGTGAATCCTTTGTTATACCACCATTGGGCGTGGATTTTTTCATCTCGTTTTAATTCGTGGAATAAATCCGTTGGGATGGTGATGTTGTGGTTTATCTGTAACCACTCAATCAACTGGTCGATGGGGGTAATTTCTTCGTTTAACATTATTTTGTTTCAATTGCGTTTTTAATTGACATGGTCATGTAATCCAATGCCCGTTTATAACCTTCCGCATAACCATCGGAATAACTCATTTCCTTTCCCATCACTTCCATTTCTTTGGCTTGTTCCAAAAGTATTTCGTGTTTGTATTTCACTTGGTATGTTGTTCGATTAACAATGATAATTCGGTGTTCAATCAATTGGTCAAGAAACCATTGAACGCTTCCGTTTGTCATTGCTCACCTCCTCCGTAGGTTTCGTTGTAGTATTGTTCACCAGTTATTGGTAGTGTACTTTCAGGATAATCAATTCCATGAACTGTTCCTTTGTTGTATGCAGTTTCAATTCTTTCCTTCTCCATTTCTTTTGCTTGTTCTTGGCAAAATTTAATCACTTCTGAACAGACCGCATCGTGACTAATGGAATAGTGATTGGATAATAATTCTTGGCATAATTCAATGATAGAATCCACCGCCGTTTGGTGTTTATTGTTTGTCATTCTTTTATCGTTTAAAAATTTGCTTAGTGTTTCACTTGTTTCATTGCTTAACGCTTCATCAAGTTTGTTTTCAAGTTTGTTTAAGTCAAGGCTCATTGCTCACCTCCTTGTATTTTATCACGCATCCATTTTGCGCCATCCCTAAATGCTAAACTACCTACCTTAAATTCTTTGTCTATTCTATATTGGATTTTGCGTTCTATCTCCTCATCACTTGGTAGTTCGATGGGTTTTTGAGATAAAAGTATTTTATCCTCTGAATTATAAGTAAACCTTGCTAAATCTAACATTTTTTTTACCTGTTCTTCTGTGTATAGTCTCATTGCTCACCTCCTCCGTAGGTTAATGGTACTTCAATTACTTGAACTCCGCAATGGTCTGCGTTATCCCATAAAGTTGAATCATCACAATTCAGAATCTCTAATAGATGCGTTGCTTCTTCTTCCGTTGTTTCTTTGGTGTTGTAGATTATTAGAGTTCTTTTTGTGGTGATTGGTGCTAATGCTGTTAGATGTTTCTTAATCATTGATTCATGAAATTTTTCTGGGTAATTTTTAAGGTAATCTCTAATCGCATCAGCAGTGTTTAGCAATTGTTCTTCTGTGTATAGTTTCAATGCTGTTTGTTGTTTATTGTCCATATCCTAAATCCTTTTTTACTTGTGATTGTTTGGCCTGGCGTTCATCGTACTTTTTACCACGCAATTCGGGTGTTTCCTCTTGCACCAATCTACGAACCCGTGTAATGGTGTCGGAGGATGTTAACCTTCCGAATGCCATTAATTTTAAGAAGTGAGCAGTTGGGGTGTTGGATGATGGGTAACCCATCGCCTCCATTTCAAGTTTCCAATACCATGCAACCAATTGTTGGTCGTTGTCTTTGAAGTCGGTGTATTGGCTTAACAAGTCAATCACCGTTTGTTTGATATCCATTTTCATATTTGTCGATACAATTATACTATTTTAATTTCAAAATTCAAAAGGGGATGAAATTTTTGGTTCTGTATTTTCGCGATAACTTGTCAACCTACCTTCGTAATATGTCGGAATTATTGCACACTCCCCGTTTCTATTCTTTGAAATAATTAATTCAGCCCCTTCAATTTGTGCTTGTTCTGGTAAGTATTTTTCGGGTCGGAAGGGGAACATAACCACATCCGCATCCTGTTCAATGGCACCCGATTCGCGTAGGTCTGATAACATCGGGCGTTTGTCCGCTCTGTCCTCGGATTTGCGTGATAACTGTGCTAATAAAATAACGGTGATTTTCAATTCCTTTGCCAACAATTTCATTGCACGGGATATTTCCGCAATTTCTTGTTCCCTCATGTCCTTTGTGCCTTTCATTAATTGTAGGTAATCAACCATCAACACATCCATTCCGTGTTTAGATTTGTGTATTTTGGCCTTTGCCTTTACTTGGCTCAATCTTGCATCAATATCATCATCAACCCAAAAGTTGATTTTTTGATTGTTTGCCATCTGAATGACATTATCAATTTCGTATGGTTGCAACGCCCCATTGCGAATCTTCCAATTGTCGATATTACCTAAAAGTGAAACATACCTTCGCGCCAATTGATCCGATGGCATTTCCAACGATAAGAATAAACCTTTACCACCCAACTCCGCAAAATCTTTCATCAATGATAATGCCAATGCAGTTTTTCCCATCCCTGGGCGACCTGCAATTACAATTACATCACCTTCGTTGTAACCGCCTAAATACTTATCCAAAAACTTCCACCCCGTTGGCTTACCCGTTAATGTGTTGCCCTTCTGTGAGTTTTCAATAATGCGGTCAACTTCGATATTGGTCAACTTGATAATTTGTTCCGCTTCTTTATTTGTCGAAAAGGTCGTGGCTTCCAACGCATCTTGTATGTCGTTAACCAAACTTTTCAAATCCTTGTTGATGTCGATGTTACTAATTTTACGCACCAACTCATCACGCAAATACTCGTATTCGAGATATTTTAAGTGTGGTTTAATGTCATGGATGCCACTGGCTTCTTGTTGCAGTTTAACAATTTTAACCATGTCAGTCCGCTCAAAGTGATGTGCTAAAGTTACAATGTCGATGGGTTCATCATTGAAATACATTTCCGTCATGACATCAATTAATTTTTTGGCGAACGGATCGGTAAACCAATTTTTGTTTACTTGTGGTAAAAAATGACGGGCCGTGTCATAATACAGAATGTTGGCAAGTACGATTTGTTGTTTGTTCATAGTGTGGCAAGTTTAAGTTTATTTGTTGAAATCTGTGTTGTTGGTTGGTCTAATTTTAACATCCAATTACTCGCGGCGGATTTCCATTGTACGATTCTCGCACCGCCACGGCGGGTCCAACCCATTGATTCCCAATAATGGTAAAAACGGGACCCTTCAATTGATTCAAATTTCTTTTCTTGAAAATACTGAATACAATCATTTTCACTTGGTTTGGGAACTTGTTTCCCTTTATTCTTTTCTTTATTATTATCTATATTATTATCTATGGGTGAAATATCTTTCGTGGGGGGTACGAAATTAATTTCATGGGGGGGTGCAATATATTTCGTGGGGGTATCAACACCAACAAACGATATCGCCATCCGAATAACCCGTTCCGAATTATTGGTCAACTGTACTTTTATCAGATACAATTTTTTAAGGTTTGCAATCATTTGTTGCACTCGCCTGGTTGAACACCCGACCATGTTTGCCAAATAATCATTTGATGCAAAACAACCATCCTCACCATCAAGTGAGTGAATCTCCGCCCAAAGGAATTTTTCCAACGGGCAAAGTGTTTGATGTTCCCAAATCTCTCTTGGAATCCATACGCCTGTAAATTTTCTTTTCATGCAAAATAAAACCCCACCAAGTGAGTGGCAGTCGCATTGCACACTAACTTAATGGGGTAAAAATCTTTGTAACTTTGGAATATGCGACATTCCGTTAACACCACAAATATAAAATAAATTATCCGTATATTTGCACAATCCGTTTGTTATTTGTCATATCATAGGATGGGGGGCTTCATTGCCCCCTTTTTATTGCGTTAAACATCACAACAATCCAAATGATACCACCCAACCCCATCATGGACATGCCGATGCACTGGGCCACATACGGGTGATGCACAATTAACCACCCGTATCCCAACCCACTCAATACAATACAGACAAGGGATAAAATAAACATTCTCATTTGCTTAGTTTTATTTGGATCGTGTCCTCGTTCTGAATGTACTGGGCGGGTGTTATTAATTCCCCATCCGCACTAATCAACAAACCTTGGTTGGTTGTTTTATACGCATATTGGGCTTGTTTCTCCAACTCCTTTACCTGGTTCTTCAATTCAATTATTTCGGGTATATGGTCATAATTGTAACGACCCCCACCCGCTTTCTTTGTTATCTCATAACCTAAGTAAACTTGGCCATGCCATTTCACCGCCTCGGTTAATGCCAATGGTTTCACCTGGTCTTGTAGTTCCTTGATGGCCTCCGCCATTTCTTTTAAGTGGATGTGGAATGCAAGGGGGCATCGTTCGCCCCCCTCCACTTCAATCATCATGTTTGCCAATTTGCTAATATCGTTTGTCATACAAATCGGAATTTAACAATGTTCTTGTTTGCATTCTGAACCCTTACCACTTCAATCAATCCCGCTTGGTCATACATACGGATCCAATTGCGAAGTTCCAATACATTGTGTTTTCTGCAAACATTCAATAATTGGTCATCATAACGATAAATCCATTGGTTACCATAAAACGCTTGAAGTTCATCCATAAAATCCCGTGTGGATTGGCGAACCCTCCATCCACGATTTTGTTTTGGTTTTTCTTCATCGGGAAACAACTTGCCCAAAATGTTCATTGCCTTTTTTAAGGTAGCCAATTCACCCTCCGTGAACTGGTTAAATAATTGTTGTTGTGTCATATCTTGTTTGTTAGAAAGGGAAATCGTTATCCTCGCGGGTCATTGGCTTGAACTTTTCTAATGTGTCAATACCCGTGTTCACGAAATTCTCAAAAATTTGGGCATAGGATAGTATCTCATGCAGTTTAATGTCACCGTTAATGACAAGGTCACCCGCTACTTTTAACACGCTCATACGCATGATGTGTTTGCCCGTCTCGGGGTCTTTGGCCTTTGGTGTGAATTGTTGTGTTGCCCCTGGTTGTGCCATTACGGGTGCAATCTTGTAATAAATGCGGTCCTTAAATGTTCTGTCCGTGATGGTGTAATCCGTTTCCACCCCAACACTAAACTTGGTCTGGTCTTTTGACTTACTCGCATACTCACCCGAATCGCCATTGGCAAAACTGATTTCAAATTTGTACAATGTGCCATACTGCCCATCGAATGATCCGTTGGCGGTTACATTGGTTACCGCACTTCTTTTTGTTTGTTCCATATTATTTTGTTTTTTAATGTGTAATTAAGTTGCTCTAAAATCTCAAATTGTTTTTCCATTGATAACCCGTTCCGCTTGAATTGAAATTTCCATGTGGTGACGGTGTTGTAATTGGTTTGCAATACCTCTGATAATTCTTTGTTGCTTTTGCTGAATACTTCGTTTAACGCTTCGTGTGTTGTCATATTTGTTTACTTTCTTTTCCTAATTCAAAGGCCTCCCACAATGTCAATTCTTGGTTAAATGTGATACGCCACAAATCCAAGGCATCGCATTGATAGTGCATTTCAATAATCTTGATGTGGTGGAAATTATCGTTGGTTTCAATAACCTCACGCAACTTGTTAAGTTCTGGTGTCCAAATTAATAATGAGTCGTTCATTTTTTGCCCGTCTTAAACTGATACAATGTTTGTGTGTACTCATCAAAATGTGGGATGTACTCATCGCGTTCGTACTGATACGGGGTTGCCTCTGGCAATTTGTTAATGTCATTTTTGTACTGCTTCAACTTCCATCCAAGGAAGGAAACAACCACCGCAACGGGTGTAAGTAGAATGAAGTAAATTATATCCATGTTATTTGTCTTTTCAAAAATAGGTTAAA